CCTCTGTCAGGAAAACCACCTCCACCAACAGATGCTTCAAAATCAAGTTTCTCTTGTGGTCTTGGATCTCTAACAGCCTCACGATCTACTCTTCTTCTTATTGGTTCTAGTTGTGGATGTTTCTCTTCATATTCATCAGGTCCAACTAATAATCCATTCCACTCTTTTCTCATATCTTTTAAACGATAGCGAAAACCAGAACGATCTGATATACCATAAGCTCTTTTTGATGTAGCAAATTTAGACAACTCTATAAAACCTCAATTCTGGGCTAATGGTAGTAGATGCTCTATCTCTATCTTCTGCCATAGCTCTATCAAACTCTTCTTCATAGACAGATTTAAGTAATTGTATTCTATCTGGCGCTCTTTTAATTGCTATGTAATAGGCCAAACCTGCTGCTAAACAAGGATAAAACCTAAATGGTACCTCTAATGTGTTTGTATATGAATCTGCATCATCCATCCTAGTCAATGCATCGTAAACTATAACATCTGTAGTATTTTCAGGAACAGGCCATATTTTTAGATTAGGTGTTATTTGTCTATCTAAAAAAAACTGTGTGGGTCTACCTTTTGTTGTTTTGGTAGGTATCGTTAGAAAAGCATCTCTACTTATTCTTTCTAATGGAAAACTTGTGCCATCCCTCGTAACAGATGCAGATAAAATATCAATGATATCTGTATTAAGAGAATATTCTCCATCACTTACAGTTAATGATTGCGTTCTTTGTACGATAGTCCATTGATTTAAACCTCTGTTAGCCCACTCAACTAACATTAAATTCAAAGATCTCTTAGCAGTTTTTAAATCGTAACCTGTTTTAACCTCTAATCCACATCGTTCAAAGGCTTCTTCTATATAGTCTGAAACATCAAGTTCAAAATTTGTACTGCTTGAAGTAGCCATTTTATCATCCTATTTTTTTTCTTTTGCGTACATATTATCAAATATTTTGTTAACATCCAACACATAATCTAAATCTGACTTAGAATAATGTATATGATGTGATGGCTTAAAGTCAGGTGGACCTTCTCCAGTTCTATACCAAGCTGGATGTGTAACTCTAACTCTATTATTAGGAAGAGCTACAATATTACCTGTATACTTTCCAGCATCTAATAATTGCAATACATGACTTTGCTTATGCTGTGCTGGATCGTCAGCTATTTCACTCTCTGCATAATCTACAGTAAATAAATATTTAGCAGGATAAAAATCTCCACCTATTTT